CGTCCCGATCCCGTGTTGCCTCTGAGGACGGTCGAGGTAGGTTCGTGTCAGGGGAAGTCCGTCGAACGATCCTAGGACCGTTTAGAGAGCCGTTTCACTGCGTCACCCTGTATCCCATCGCCGCGGCCGACTTCCTCGGGAGGACGAGCATGTAGCACATGCAGTTGATGGAGTCCTCCGGCGCAGCCCTCGGGTCTCGAGGGTAGTCCAGGCCATTCGAGAACGGCCTGCCGACAGGGACCGTCTCCCCGTCCATCGCAACATGCGCCGGTCGTGCGAGCCGACTCGGTGCGCTGGTATGTCGCCATACCTTGACGAGGTCTTCGCTCGTCGCTTTGAGCCAGCGGACTGCCGCCTCGTTCTGCCCCATGGTGAACAGTCGAGTCGTCTCGGTTCGATAGATGCGCTCCGCCTGGTACGCCCACCCGCCGAATCGACCACGTCCAGGCTCGCCTCGCAGGATGCGCTCGATCTCCTTCTGAGCCAGGCCACGTGGAGTCGCGAACAGGACCGAGCGCCGGATCTCCGCCATGATGCGGACCTGCGACGCCTGGGTCACGTCATGGATCAGCTCGGGAACGTACCGTTGCCACAGCTCGAGCTGGAGCCGCTCAACGTCAAGTCCTCGAGTGATCCAGCCCATCGTCAGAGCGGTGGCAATGACCGAGTCAGCGCCAAGCGCATAGTGAACACCAAGCCCTCGAGACCACGACCCGCTGAGGACCGACTCGACGTCTTTGAGGATTCGGCTCAGGCGAGCCTCGATGTCGCGGAGCTGGGACGTGATCATGACGCCCGTGCCGCTTGAGTCGGCGTAGGCCGAAGCCAGGAGCCCCCGCACCTCACCGAGAGCGCGCATAACCTGGAACCGCAGGACTCGAAGGTCGGCCGCGGTCTGCACCCTCCCGCTACGTAGCGTCCGCTCGACCATCGCCAGGTAGCGGGACTCCGTAGACTCACGCAGCCTGCTGGTCACCTTGAGCATCGTCACCTCCGAGGTCAGCCCCCGGCGGAAGCGGCGGGGGATTGCGGGAGTACGGATCTTCGTCAGGCTCCTCACCGAGGTCGTCTTCGGAGATCTCGACGCCGATGACCCGTTGCGCGACTTCACGCGAGATCCGCTGCCCAGCCTCGAACTTGATGTATCCCAGCTCGACCATGCGGTTCGACGCCTCGATCGCCTGCGCCAGCGAGCGTGTGCCCCGCTCATAGTCGCGCGAGTCGATGTGCGGCAGCGTGATGTCCCATGCGTACTCGCCGGGAGCGATACCGCCGACCCGCCCGACCTCGGCCAGCGCCTTGACCACATGGTCGAGGATCTCGCCAATGATCGACTGGAACTCGGACTGGAACCTCTCCATCTGCTGATACGTCGGCTCGCTCATCGCCTGCGCCGTTGCGAGGTTCGTGTCGCCGCCGTCACCGTGCCAGTGGGACGGATGACCGGCTGCGCCAGCGATCGTCGAACGGAGGTTCCGGCCGAACGTCTGGATCTCGTCAGCTCCCAGGTTCGGGGATACCGCATCCCACCGAACCTTCTCGTTGACCCAGCGAACAGAACCGGTCGGAGGTGCGACGTTGAAGTCGCGGTTCATCTTGTCGAGCGCGTCCTGGTCTGCGCCCTCCATGACCACGGTCCAGAACCAGCGGAGCATCGACTTCACCCGACGAACTCCGAGGCTCGCGGTCTCGTCCTCCCACTTGAGCCGGTTCAGGATCGGCTTCATATCGGGGAACCCGCGATCGCCGCTCATGAGATCGTGGCGGAAGTACAGGACATCGCCGTCGGCCTCTGCCGCGAGATCCACCGAGAGCGAGTTGAGCACCCGGTACCGGATCTTGCGCCCACTCTCCTGTCTCTCGAGGAACAGCGGGTCGTCGGTCTCAGCATCCTTGATCAGATCGAGCCCGATCGTGGACATGATCAGAGGACGTGGCAGCCCGTTGAAGTCGAGCCAGCGGATCGCCAGCTCACCCTCGACGAGGTACCGTTTCCACAGTCGCTGGCACCACTCCGGCGTGATTCCAAGGGTCCGACGCCAGGACTCCAGCTCCTTCTGGATCTCCTCCTGCTGCGCCTTCTTCGACACCTCCATGTCGATGCGGAACCCGACCTGTCCACCGACTACGAAGTCTGTGTTCAGGGTCAGGACGCGACGCGCCATCGGGTTCGACTCGACCATCTCGAGGGACGCCTTCGCGGCCTTCCGGCTGCCGGCGACGCCCGCCTTGAAGAACCAGTCGTACCGATCATCCTGGAGCGTCGGATGCTCCGCCTCTTGAACGATGACCGTCCGGCTCGGCTTCCCGGCCAGGGCTCGGACGGCTTCTGTGATCCGCTGCGCTACCGTGTTCATACCACCTCCAGCTCCAGCTCCGGGTCCGCCTGCGGTGGCGTGGTAGCCACTGCCGCTTGCGGTACCGCCAGTTCAGAGAACGCACCCGCCGCAGCGACCACCTGGTCGTCGTGGCTCCCGCCGTCGCCTCGGTACATGCGGCACTCTTCGAGGAACCGCTGGACCCAGGAGGCGTCCACGATCTCGACGTTGCCGACCTCGATCTGTGAGACGAACGGCATCACCCGGACGAGCTGGGGACCGGTTGCGCGGATGCCCGCGACGTCCCAGCCAGAGAGCATCGAGACGATGTCGGCGATCTGCGCCTTTCCTGCGGAGCCGGGTTCCTGCTCTACGCGGATCGGGACGGCCTTGCCATCCGCCTCCGCCGTACGCTTGATCAGCGCCTTAACGTCGGCAGGTGACCATCGACCGTGAATCATGTCAGCGAGCGTCCAGCGCCCAGAAGGACGAACACCGATCAGCGCGCCAGCGGTGTAGTCTGGGTCGATCGCCGCACCCTCGGGAGTCGCTGCGAGATCCCAGAACCTGACCCGCCGAACGAAGTCGGTCGGAGTCGCCGGCAGCTTCACGAACCTCTCGGTCTTGATCACTGAGCCCTCGGGAAGGAACGGTCGCTGTTGGAACAGTGCCGCCCACCAGAGCGGTCCCAAGGATCTCTCGAGGAGCTTCAGCGCCTCGACGTTGTACCGTGCCGGCCAGAGCGCATCGCCCGGTGCCCGGCCAAGCTCGTCGAACCCCTCCGAAATCGCGGGGAACGATATCACGTGCCAGTGCTCGCCGCCAGCGTTCGAGTCGATGATCAGCTTGCCGGCCAGGTCTTCAGGGTGCCAGCGAGTCATGACCACGATCGCGACGCCGCCCGGCTCGATCCGGGTCCGCATCGTCGAGCGCCACCAGTCCCAGGTCCGCTCACGAACGAGAGGCGAGAGCGCCTCCTGCGCGTTCTTGACCGGGTCGTCCACGATCACGAGGTCGCCACCCTTGCCTGTGACCGGCCCGCCGACGCCCGCCGTGATCATCATGCCGCCCTGGTCAGTCAGCCACATCGACCGAGCCGACGCCTCCGGCGCGACCTGGAACCGGATCTTGCTCTCGGCCCGAAGGTCAGGCACCGAGTCGCGAACCCGCCTGCCCCACGTCGCAGCGAACTCCGCTTCATAGGCCGCAAGCATCACCCGCCTCGCCGGCCAGCGATCGAGGAACCAGAGCGGCGTCCAGTACGAGATCAGCTCCGACTTCCCATGACGTGGAGGCATCTGGACGATGAGCCGATTCGGACCGAGCCCCGCCAGCGCCTTCGCGACCGCCAGCGAGAGCACCCGAAGGTGCGGAGCCATCACCCATGAGCCGCCAGATGCCCAGCGCGCGAACGCTCCAGGAGTCGCCTTATGCACCGCCCTCGGGTTCATGACTGTCCACCTCCGAGAGCCGCTCTGCGAGAGCATCAGCAAGCGCCAACGCCTTCTCGTCCTTGCCGAACGCATCCGCTTCGTCGTACTCCTCGGACGTAGCGACGGTCGCGTTCACGGTCGCCTGAATCCTTCGACCCCAGCGATCCGGGAACTTCCGCTCGAGACGCCACGCAGCCGCCTGCCAGGCATCCTTCGCGGCCTGGTGGATCAGCAGGACGTCGTGCATCTCCGAGTCAGCGAGCGCCCTTTCTACTGCGTGCGAAAACTCCAGGTACAACCGGTCGTTACGACCGAGCCGCAGGCCCTCGTCTCGCTTCCGTTCCGCCAGAGCGCCACGCTTGAGCCAGTCGTACAGGGTCCGTTTCGGCACGCCTGCGTACGCCGCTGCCGTCTCGATGTAGTTACCGAGACGGATCGCGTCAGTGATCTTCTTCTGGACGTCCTCGTTCAACGTCGGCGGTCTTCCAGTGCGTGCCATCTTCGCCTCCACAACGACGAAGCCCCCGGACTCGCCGGGGGCTCGAAGGTCGGTACGGTCTCGGATCACTCGAACATTGGCACCTGCTCGGGCTCGTACGAGTCATCCTGGACTGTGCGACCCTTCGCCTTGCGCTTGCCCCAGTCCTCGCCTCGCCATCCACTGGCCCACTGAGCCTCGGCGGTCTCCTTGTACGGGTCAGAGACATACGTGTCGAGGCCATCGAGATGGCAACCCTCCTCGAGCCAGTGCGTCACGTCGCGACCGATGGACCGTCCACGGCGCGTGTGCCTGTCCAGCGCGTAGTCCGGGATCGGCGGTGCGCCACGATGAGCGAGGTTCGAGGAAATGGAGCACTGGAAGTGATCTGCGAGTCGGCTCTTCGTTGCCCTGCACATCATGAGCACCGTGTTTGCGAGAGCGAGTCGAGCAGAGCCGGACTTGCCCTCCTCACGGAACTCGAAGTACGTGTCGCGAAGCGCCCGGACTCGAACGATGAGGTCAACCTCTGCGATCCCGATGTCCTCCATCACGATCACGAGGAGCCGCTTCCAGAGGTATAGCTCGAACCTCGGAACTAGCTCCAGGCAGAACGCCATCGCCGTGTCTTCGTTTCCTCGACGAATCTCCTTCTGGATCGCGGAGATCACCTCGTCGAGCGGTCGGTTGAACCTTGTGATGATGTCGGCATTTCCCATGATCTCGATTCCCCCTTTCGGTCCTAAGTATAGCGCCCTCAGTAACTTGTGTCAAGAGGGAAGCTCCGGGGAATTCAGATCTTGAGCCGTCGATCCACGGTGATCGCGTTGACCGACGTGCCGGTCCTGGACTTGCGGTCGATGTCGAACGCGTCGCCCCACTTCTGCCGCATGATCGACCGGTCGCGGGCTCGGACCGAGGCGGTGCGGATGTCCTGGCAGCCGCCATTGTTCCCGTAGATGAACCCGCAATTCCAGTAGTACCGACGGTCGCAGACGAGGAAGCGCCATTTCATGAGCACCTGGAGCGATGCGTCCGTGTCCACCATGGACGTCAGACTGTCGTCCCAGCGAAGCTCGCGACCGACGACTCCGAGAGCGCGTCCTGCCGGGCCAGTGAACGAGAACGGGTCGTCCGGCTTGTAGAAGGTCGGGCGTCCGAGGTTCGACCAGCAGAACAGTGGAGTGCCGAGATCCTTCGCCGTCTGCGCCGCCTGCGCCGCGATCGCGAACACGCCGGAAGGGTAGTAGACGTGGCGGTTGAACTCGCCGGCCCAGCACTGGATCTTCTTGAAGTCGTCGTCCACCTGGACCACGATCTCCGAGTCCATGTGATCGTTGATCCAGTTGCGGATGCGAGCGAGCCCGTACAGGTTCGGATGGGTGCGAAGCTGAGACTCCGGCACCCCGGCAGCGAGGTAGGTCTCGGCCTCGTCGTCGGCGACGAAGATGAGCGGCTCGGGAAGCGCGCTCAGGATGTGCTCCATCTTTTCAGGTCGCCCACGGGACGGGACCGCGAACCTCATGTCGAGGGTCACGAGCCCTCCTCCGGGGAGTCCCACCCCGCCGCCTCGAACAGGCGCTTCGCGTCGACCGCACGTCCGAGCCCGATCTTCTTCTTACCTGGGATCGGCGAGTGGTTCACCTTCTCGAGTCCGAGCTTCGCGGTCAGGAACTTGAAGTCGATCGAGTTGCGGCAGAGGACGAGGACGTAGTCGTAGGACTCGTAGGCCCGGAGCCCCATCTCCGGCGGAGCCGGTTTCGCCTCAGCCTCGGCCTCCGCCTCCATCGCCTCCTCACGGACCTCGCGCTCGAACTTCTCCGTGAAGTCGGCCATGAACCCGGCAACGGCCGAGTCCACCGCCCCGATCTCGCTCATGACCTCGAGCATCTTGTGCTGGTCGGCAACCGCGGCCTGGGCCAGCGGGTCGAACATCAGGATCGCCTCGGCCTCCTTCTCGGCGGGGATCTCGATGTACTCGACGGGAAGCTCGTCGATGCCCTCTTGCTCTGCGAGGAGCACACGAGCATGGCCGTCGATCAGGTTCCCCGTGATGCGGTTGACGGTCACCGACCGAATGAACCCGACGTCGTTGATCGTACCGAGGAGCGCCTCGTACTGGTTGCGAGGGTGAATTTTCCAGTTGAGCGGGTTCGCGACCATCTGGTCAACCGGCTCGGCTCCGTGCCCTACGATGCGGACGTCCCACTTGCCCCTGGTCATGACGGGACCTCCTCTTCTACGATCGCCTGGAACGTCGCGACAGCCGCGATCTCGGACATGGCGAGCAGGTTCAGCGCCGCGGCGTGTCTCTCGCCGGCAGGCGAATCGGGAAGAATGAGCCGGTGACGCCGAGCGGCGTCAACCTGTTGGCGAACGGTGTCGATGGTCTTCGCGTCGGTCTCGACCGGCCGCATCATGACATCCTCGAGCGATCGTCGAGGTCCGCTCGGCACCGGAGCGTCCAGTCGATCATCATCAGGTCGGTCGCGGCGTGGTACAGGTGAGGGAGCCCCGACTCGTCGTCGAGGTCCATCCCCGAAAGCCATGCGAGGAAGTGCCGCAGAACGGACCCGGCGAGCCGCATCACGTGGATGCCACCCTGCCAGTTGTTCGCGCCGTACTTCCCAGCGCCGTAACCCAGAACCGCACCCACGCCAAGCAGGAAGTGCGGGTCGATGAGCTGGACCATCGGCTTGCCCGAGTCGAGGTGACCACCCTTCGCCTCGCCCATGGTCAGCGGTTCTCGATGCGCTCGGACGCGATCGTTGCCACGACGAGGATCGTGACCACCCAGAACGGAAGCCAGCGCCAGAGGAGCGACAGACCAGCGCCGACAGCCAGGCCACGGATGAACCCGTACGCCTTGTCGTCCCAGACCAGCCTCGAGAGCTGGAACCTCGCCTCGAGCATGTACTCGTGGCACACTTCGACTACGTCACTGAGAAACGTCTTGAGCATGGGGATTCTCCTTCTAGCGGATGCCGCGCTCTGCGAAGGCGCTGGCGAGGTACTCCATCCCGGTCTCGTACTCGATCGAGGATGTGTACTTTCGGAGGTGGCGTGTGAGGATGTGCTTCTGGACGTTGAGCGCCTTCATCTCGCGACGGATGCGCTCACGGTTTCGTTCGCGTTCTGCGGGGCGTGACGTCTGGCGACCGCACCACTCGAACTCCTTCTCCTTCTGCGGGATGGTCACTTCGGAGAGAATCATGACGTCGATCAGAGTTTCCCAGCGCCGCGCAACCATCGCTGCGCTTGGGCATGGGTGGAGCCCTTTGGACCGGTTGCCCATGAGCAGCTCGAACACCTCCGCCTGTCGATCCCAGGCGATAGGCGATCCGATCCTGCGAACACGGGACGCACCCGGATTGCAGAGCACCGCACCACGGTCTTGGTAGATGGTCCCGAGCAGGATCTCGCCAACGCGGTTCCAGTCGAGAGGCTTCGGCCGGCGGTTGCGCTTATGTAGCATCATGGGGGTCAGCTTGATACATTTACATAGACAAGTCAAGGGGGCCAGAGGCCCCCTTTGCGATCTTGCTGATGTTATGCGAGCTGCGGTCTTGCGTGTCAGGCGGGCATGGTCGGGTGCGTGTCAGACCGATGTTGACGCGGACCCGTCTGCGCCAGCGGGGTCAGCAGGTCGATCTTGATCCCGCCTTTGCACGGGTACACCGGGTACCGCCATCCAGCGAAGTCGAGGACCCAGGGCTCCATCGACGACATGGGTCCAAGGCACATGCGGAAGTCCGCCTCCCGTCCGTCAGCTCTCCTGCAGGTGACCATCTGGATCGTGTACGGCTTCGGACCCGAGACCTTGAGTAGACGCATCTCCTCACCGGTCGTCACTGCGACCGCGTACCACCCTGCACCGCCAGACATGTACGCCGCCGCCGACGAGACCCTGAGCCTGAGCGTTCCGGTCCTGTTGTAGTCGCGGTACAGGCTCGCGCACGGGACGGACCTCGAGCCCCGGCGGAGCGGGCTGTGATTCATCATCACGATGCGAGGTTCAGACGAGTCGATCATGCTGCCGTCCTTTGGCGTGCCAGACGCCAGTCGACGAACTCCAGCCAGTCTGTCAGCTCCATGGTGATCAGCGGGTTCTCGAGCGAGTCCCAGGGCAGGCGCTCGCGACCCTCGGTCATGACCGTGAACCCGATCATCGTCGAGAGCCGCATCGTCACCCGCCACGGCTCGCGATCGGATCGCCATGCCACGACCGGGAACGGGTACTCCGAGTCGGTTGACATCGCCGCCTCGTTCAGACCAGTGCGGATGTCGAACGGGACGACCTTCGCGCGCCGCTTCGACTGGATGCAGAACGGTGACGTCCCGACGAAGTCTCGCCCGTTGTCGGTCCCGCGGACCTGTTCGATGTCCCGAGCCGCGTCGGGCCAGGTGCTCTGGAGCAAGCGCGCAAGCTCCTGTTCGGACATGACTCCTTTGGTTCGTGACTTCTTGCTCAAGACATCCTCCACATGGCGACTGCTTTCCTGTTCATCTCACGTAACGACCTCGACGTGTAGCGGAACGCCCGCACCAGGACCATGCCCGACTGGAACACGTAGTCGCACGCCATGGCGATGGTGCAGACGACCGAGATCAGAACAGCGACGATCGGATAGGTGGCGACGATCGCGACTCGTCGGAGCGGCTTGGAACGGATCGTATCGACTCTCACGCTGACCTCCTCAGTTCATGTCGGACACTTCATCTTCGGACCCGTCGTAGTCGCCAGACGACTGTGCCTTCTTGTGAGACCGCTTCGGCTTGCCTGCCTCGGGAGCACGAGCGTCGATCTCCTTCGAGCAGTCAGCGCAGGACAGGCCCGCCTTCGTGCGGATCAGCTCAACGTCGGTCAGGCCGCAGGACTCGCAAGCGGTGGGAAGGAAGTGCGCACGGATCTTGACGTCCGTCACCTCGCTTTCCATGTCGAACAGGTAGACCGGGTCGCCGTGCCTCACGGAGTCGATCTCCTCGAGCGTCTTGGCGATGGCCGCCTTGATCGACTTGATCGCTCCGTTGAACTCGTCGTTCGCCATCTTCTTATGGCCATTGATCCGGTCCAGCTCACGCTCCAGCTCCTCGATATTAGACAGCCTAGCGATGACATTCGGGTTCGTCTCGGTCTTCTTCGCAGGTCGGATCATGCGTCCTCCTACTGGACTGGTGGCGAGAGCATCTCGCCGGTTACGTCGCTGACGACCCACCCATCGGGAAGCCGACGTGTGGGTGTCAGGCCGACAATGTCAATGAACGTGGACCGGAACTCGGGCTCCTCGCACAACGCGTGGATCTCGAGGCCGATCAGCTCGGGAGCAGCAGCTCCGGGTCGCAACACCCGGAGCTGCAGAGTTTGGACCTTGTTCCGAATGACCGGCATCTCAGGCTCCCGTGGACCCGAAGCCGCCGGCTCCGCGGATCGTATCGTCGAGCTCTACGACCGCCGAGATGATCGGCCGGACGATCGGGACGATCAGGAGCTGGGCTACCCGGTCACCGCGCTCGATCCAGTGCGACGACCCGGACGCGTTGTAGAGCAGGACCATGATCTCGCCGCGGTAGTCCTCGTCGATCACTCCCGGAGCGTTGAGGACTGTCACGCCGTACCACGCAGCGAGACCGGATCGAGGACAGATCAGGCCGACTGTTCCTGGCGGGATCTTGACGGCGATCCCGGTCGAGACGAGTCGGGTCGAGCCCCCGAACACGACCGCCGGTCTCGTCGCTGCGAGGTCGATCCCGGCCGAGCCCGGAGTCGCGAACGTCGGTTCGCTGGGCTCGAACGCCTCGTCGGTCTCGACGTGTTTCCAGAGCAGCTCACTGGGTCGCATGGTTGGCCTCCAGCGATGCGGCGTGGACAGCCGCGGTAGATACGTGGGTCGCGTTGATCTCCATCTCGTTCTCGGGCCGGCCGATGCCCCACCGCTGCGCCGCCATCTCGGCATGGAACGGGCAGCAGTACAGCTTCCGCATCGGGTGCGGCCACCCACGTCCGCGGTGCGCCGGCCAGAACGGGACCGCCGTGTCGCAGTAGTGCTCCTCGCGCGGGTACCTGCACAGCGCCATCAGTCACCCGCCTTCCCGAGCCCGAGGGCTCGACCGGTCATCGACATCACGATCGCCCACGTCGTAGCGAGCAGGCAGCAGTCGAACACCGTTGTGAAGTCGAAGGACTCGACCAGGTGGAAGCGCAGGGCGGTGAGCGCCATCAGGAACCCGATGATCGCCAGCGACCCCGCGAACCTGACGCCGAGCGCGACGAGAGTGAGCGCCTTCATCGGGCACCGCCGAGGCGGAAGTCGGGGAGCAGGGAGAGGTTCACGACGATGCCGGATGCGAGCCTGGACCCCATGCGGTCATGGTGCTTACTCGCGATCTCCGCAGCCGACATGTTCGACGTCACGATCGTCGGGAGCATCTGGTTGTAACGGTGATTCACGATCGTGTACAGGATGTCCCGAGCCCACTCGGTAGCCATCTCGGCCCCGAGGTCATCGAGGACCAGGAGCGGAGCGTGCTCAAGGTTGCGGATCAGGTGCTCGGTGCCGCCGTTCGAGATCGCCGCACGCATGTCAGCGAGGATCTGGCAGACCGGAGAGAACCGAGCGTCTCGCCGGCCGGTGTCCACCCAGCGCCCGACGGTCATCGTCGCGAGCAAGGTCTTGCCGCGACCTGGAGGTCCGAACAGGAACGCCAGCCAGGGATCGCCGCCCCACATGCGAAACCCCGAGAGCTGGCGGAGGAACGCGTCGGTCTTCTGGTCACCGTGAGCCGCTCGCATGGCGATCTCGTCGAGCTGGTACTGGTGCCAGGCGGAGTCGATCATCCGAGCCGGGACGCCCGCCGAGCGCATCCGCATCCGGCGGACGTAGGTCGCGTCGATCTCCGGCGGACCCTCCTCAGGCGCCTCACGGAACGAGTCCGGGAAGGCGATCAGGTCGCCCACCTTCTGAACGTCAGAGCCTGAACTTTGAGTCGTAGTCATCTCCCGATTCCCCTTTCTTGTGCGGCGATGCCGTGCCGCGGTTGTCGTCGTACTTGCCCTCGAGAATGGAGCGCCAGACCGAGTCGTCCTTGCAGAGCCAGTCGAAGGTCGCTCGCCACTCGTTCTTGTTTCGGCCGGTCAGGAACGGGGAGGCAGCGAGGCGCGCGAGCACCTCCTGCCCCTTGTCTCGCGTGCCAATGTCCTTCGCGATCTCGAGCGCCTTCCCGAACCTTGCCCTTCCGAGTGACGTGACCTCGAGCAGTCCGACCGGGACGCAGATCGCGTTCCAGTCGTCGAGCAGGTCGCGAGCGGTGTACTTCGGCAGAGGGAGCTTCTTCTGCTTTGGATGTCTCTGGGCGGGGGTCTCACCCCCGTCGAGAGCGAAGCTCTCGTCCGCCGTCGGCTCTGCCTCTGTCTCTGGTCTAGCATCCGCTTGCAACCCGCTAGCATCCGCTAGCAAGGTGCTAGCATCCGCCAGCGTCACACCCACGGGTTCCAGGAACCCCACGTCGATCAGCGGCTTGAGGTTCGGCGGTCCATTCAGGTAGGCGACCCTTTGGAGATACGCTGGATCGGCAGGCACTTCCCCGTCGTTCTTTGCCGCGATCAACATGCAGGCGATCACCAGGGCGCGGCTCGCATCGTCCAGCGCCACCCAGGTACGGGAGGACAGCAGTTCGACGTGCAGCTTGATCCACGGCGGGTTGCGGTCACGGTAGTGCTGGTACCGGTCCCACTTTGCAATGCGAATGGTCGCTGTCATGGTATGTCTCAGAACGGAACGTCGTCTTCGTCACCGCTGGCGGTCTCGAAGTCGAAGCCGCCACCGTTGGACGCGCCGCCGCCGCCAGAGCCCTCCGTCTTCGGCCCGCAGAACTCCATGTGGAACGCCCGGACCTCGGTCGTCCACTGCTTCTGGCCGTTCTTCTCGTACGACCGGTGGAGCAGCTTGCCCTGGATGAGGACCTCGCGACCCTTCGTCAGATAGGCCGCAGCGTTCTCAGCGAGCCTCTCCCACAGGACGACCGTGTGCCACTGCGTCTCCTCTTTTCCAGTTGCCCCATTCCACTCCGACGTCGCGAGACGCAGGCGCGTCATGGGCGTTGACTTCTGGCCGACCTGCTTCATTTCCGGGTCTGCGCCGAGGCGACCTTTCAGGACTACGAGGTTCATTCTTATCCTCCTTTGGTTGCATCGCTCGGACAAGCGATAGCTCGTAGGCGGGGCAGGCTGGGTCATCGGGGGCAATGACCCGCCCGCGCCAGTTGTACTTGCGGAACCCGACCTTCTCCTCAGCGAGTGCGAACACAGCGCGATCCGAGGTCCACCCCTTCAGGCGGTACGAGTAGATCTCGGCACCCGGCCCGTGACATGCGGCGAGCCCCCCGCCGTTCTTCACCTTGACCATGTGGATACAGGTCGAGCACGTGTCCATCAGAACGTGATCCCGAGACCCCGCTCGATCTCGTCGCGCAGCGTGACGAGGTCGTCGCCCGACATCCCGTCCGCGTCGAGCCCGAGCTTGTTCGACGTCTCGATGACCAGGGCCATGAGAGCCTTCTTGCCCTCATTCTCGGGCTGCCCGTCGGCGAGTGCGGACTGGAGGGACACGGAGTCGTCCGACCACATCTTCGCGGCGAGCTTCTTCAGCACCTCGGGCGCGCCGTTGCCGTTGGATCGTGGAGCCGGGGATGCCTGGGCAGGCGCAGGAGCCCTCGGTGGAGCCTCCCCCTTGTTCTGGGTCGCCTCCTCCTTCGGAGCCGTCTGAGGCTTCGCCTTGGGCGCTCCGTTGCCGTTCGCCTTGCCGGCGACCTCCGCCTTGACGGCATCGACGTACTTGTTGTCATCCCACAGGCCCATGTGGACGTCGGCGGCGAAGCCGAGGGACTTCAGCGCGTTCGTCAGGGCATCCGTGCGGGACTTCTTCGGAGCCTCGTCGTCGGACGAGATCGTGTTCTTCGAGTCGTTGTACCTGACCAGGTAGGTCGCACCGCGGCCGAGGGCCGAGCCCTTCTTGTCGCCGACCGGGTACGTGACGACCGCTTCCGCGATGTGGATCTTCTCAAAGCACAGGTTGCCGTCGATGACGAACGGGCGACCGTCGATGATCTCCTCGCTGAACTCCACGTGCCAGTCGAGTCCGATCGGACCCCACTCGTGCGTCGCCGCGCGGGTCGTCATCGTGGCGTTGATCGCTGTTCCACCGAACTTGCCGTTGTTGAACGCTTTGCAGGCTGACGGGTGCGGCGTGCGAACCCGTTCCCACAAGGCGAGGTTGTCGTTGACGGGCAGCCCCACGATCTCAGGCATTCACGACCTCCATTTCGGTTGAGCGGGATGGCGGTGCCATCTTGTAAAGGTTGCGCTGGACGTGCGTTGCGATCGTCTCCGCCATGTCAACGGAGATCGACGCGTACGCTTCGGGCGTGTCAGCTCGGTGAGCCTGGAGCACGAGGGCAGCCGCCAGCGCAGCCATGCGAACCACCTGATGCTCGTAGTCCCACACACTCGGGAGGCGACCGACGATGTTCTGGACCTCGACCAGGCCGCGCTCGACGCGCTCCAAGGTCGCGGCAATATCGTTGATCGCCAGCAACTCACTCCGTTCCGTTTCAACACCCTGTCTTCGTTCCACTTCGGTACCCCTTTCTCCCCGGTGCCATCGGGTGATATAAAGTGATATCTTCGTCGAACCGCTGTCAAGTCCTTTCTGGCTATGAATTTGCGTCCTCATTGCAGGTGAACTTCGGCCATCCGAAGGTCGGGTGCGGCTCGTTGAACGCCTCGCACATTTCGACGCAGGCGTCCTTGACCGGGCAGTAGTCCTTGCAGCGCCGGCCGCCCCAGAGATCCTTCGCGCCGCAGGGGGACACGTACCCGATCTCGTGCGCCTCATCGAGACGCCGAGCCTTCTCCCCGTAGTACCGATCGAGCAGGTAGTCAGAGACCCGGTTGACGTTGAACTGG